CAGCCCTACCGACAATGACCACCACAGCAAAGCCGTACTGAGTCATTCCCTTTGCGAACGCCTGGTTGTAGTCAATGGTTGTTGGTCTGACTAGGGCAATCGGTGGGTTGGGATTGTCTGGCATTTCGGGGCTAGTTCTAAGCCCAGTTATTGTGCCAAGGTTGGTGGCGATAGCGGTTCTTAGAGCTGTGATGCTTGCCACTATGCAAACCTAATTCTGCGGTATGGGCCAACTAGCTGAGCCACATCTGGATCAAGTTGGTTGCTGACTCGCATGATTCCGATGTCAGAGATACCTGCCACTCCGAGAGGGCTGTCTAGTCGCTTGTAGATTCGGCTGGACTGAATGACACAAGCCTGAGTTACAGCGATTGGGACTGCTGACCATCCCCAAGTTCCTGTGACCTCGACAGTTGCTTCACCTTCCCATTGGGTAAACAAGTAATCGCCAACAGCTCTGATGTGAGTGTATGAGGTAGGCAATCCGTCAACTCTGCCGTTTAGGGGTTCGAGCTGGTAATCGTTAGCAGTCCAAGTTTGGTCAAAGCTACCATCATCATCTGACTTAGTTCTTAGTTGGGTGAGCGTGATTAGATCGTCAATCTCAACTTGTAGGTAATCCATTGGGGTAAAGATTCGAGTAGCTGTGCCAGTAGCAGAGAAGCTGCGGTTGGTGTATCCGTCAATAGCTCGAGAGCCTGACTCAATAGCCATCTCTAGCAGGGTGTCATCTACGCTGTCTGTGATTCTTAGTGCTGCCTTGACTTGAGCAAGTGAAGCGTAACCTTGGGTAATGGCCACTAGGCCCTCAATTCGTAAAGTTTAGTTAGTTGTTCTATCCCTATTTTAGTGCCTCTTGACCTATTACAGCTCATACAGGAAACAGCTAGATTTTGAGGACTTGAGTCACCTAGCCTTGAAGCTGGGATAAGGTGATCTAGCTCAACTTCATTTAAGGTTAGTTGCTTTTGACACATGTAACATTGTGCGTTGTCCCTTTCAAAGATTTCTTTTCTGCGGGCTACACCCTTGACCCTAGTCTTAGCCCTATGTTTAAAAGTGTGATCCATTGATTTACAGTTTCTTGAGCAATAAAGAGCGTTTACGAACTTATCTTGCAAGCTTTTATTGCACCTAGCGCAAGTTCCAAAGTTAGTTATTCCTCGCTTTTTAAGGTTGTTCCGGTAATTGTAACCACATTTATAGCTGCAAGTTTTTTGCCAATCTCTTGTTGGCTTGTATGTTGTCAGACAATAATTACAGACTCTTGGCGAGTTATCAAAAAGCTTTACTCTAGCCATAATGTTCTCTATTCTATCGTCTGAAAAGCATACGCTCTTTGATGGCTGTCGAGCTTATTCCCCTAGTGTAAGGAATGTAGATAAGGGCAATGCCTCTAGCATCTAACCATTCTTGGTCAAAGTTCATCTGCTTGTGGTAATCCTTGACAGCCCAATCCGAGCCTATTGCAATTATGTCAGGCATTACGCTATTGATTGCTTGAGTGCTATCTGGCCCACCTGAGTTGGTTATGACCTCGGCAACATAGCGACACGATCTAAGCACCTCACGCCTGTCGCTAAAGCTTAGGACTGGTGGCTTGCCCTTGTATTCCTCAATAAACTCATCGGTGTTTAGGGATACAACGACATCGCCCAACTCGGCACAGCGTTGCAAGAATCTAACATGACCTGCGTGGAATAGGTCGAAAGTGCCACCTGTATAAACTAAGTTCATTCCCAGCCATTCTCTCGTCTTATGTCTAATGACCAACCACCTGCTGAGTAATCATTACTGTCCATTTTAGACTGGTAGTGCTTCTCGTTTCTGGAATAGGTGACAGCGTTCTTTTCCATGTATCCAGCCTTGATGGTCGAGCTGTTGTCATGTCTAATCTTGATGTCTAACAGCCTAATGTTCACACCGACAAACTCAGCCCTGCGAGAGTAATCATTGTCCTCGAAGTAGGCAGGGAATAGTGACTCATCAAACAAGCCAATGTCGGCTACTGCCTCATCACCCAGAGCGAAAGCCTGCCAATGAGGTGCATCACCTGTCAGGGTTATCTCATCCCTGCGAGCCTGTGAGAGTTTCTCTAAAGCACCAGGCTCAAAGACCACATCGTTAGAAACTATGAACCAGCGTTGAGCGTAAGGGAAGGACTTTATCCCCAAGTTCCATGATCCTGATACGCCGAGATTAGCCGGCATTGGTAGGTGTGTGACCTTCTTGAAGTTATCGCCAAGGTCAAGAGTGAGGGCTGTCTGATGGCTTGCTCCGTTGTCAATTATCAGCAGGTGGTCAACTGGGACATCCACGCTGTTGAGCATCCGCTGAAGTAAGTCATAGCGATTGAGGACTGGGACTATTAGGTTTTCAATCATTTCCAAGTTCCTTTGTATTTAGCTATGTAGTCATTCTCTAGCACTAGGTTAGCTCTCCCATGCTTTTCTACTTGTCTTGTTGCGTTGGAATCTTTCAGGTCAGGGAATAAGACCAAAGGCTCACCTGCTACCTTCACATAGTCTTGATGCCAAGCAATCTCATTATCTATTGCTTCACGCTTGGTAGTAATTACTGGAACGCCTATCTGCTCAATGACCGAACGCTGATAGACACCTGCGTAACAGCCAAAGAAGTATGGATCAGCGGTTAGGGCAACAGAGCCAGAAGTGTCATCGAGTAAGTCCCAAAAGGCTTCATTCTTGATTAGCCAAGAGTCTTGCAGAAACAAGAATCTATTAGCATTGGTGTTATCCATAACCCAGCCGATTTTGGCAAGCTCAAATCCAAAGCTAATGACTGCGATGTGATTGCGGTTGATTGAAGCCGAGCAATCTGCCAGCCAGCTTTCCCTGCCTAGCGATGACCCAATTACTACTAGGTCTATTTGAGAAGCTTCTTGAGTATTGGTAGCCAATGCTCATCCCAAACCTTTTCAACATCAAACTGACTAGCAAAGTCTATGGCTACCTGTGATGGCCCACGCTCGGCCTTGTAAGATTCCTCAAGAGCGTTGACCAAGCTAGAGATGTTGGGAGTCATCCACCAAGCGTCTTGCCCTGCATCCCAAGTTAGCTGTCCATCGGTGAGCCAGGAGTCCTCGCTGATTAGGTCAGGTGTTGCTGCCCAGTTAGAGCCAATGACTCTAGTGCCACAGGCTTGAGCCTCGACTGCTGGAACCCCAAAGCCCTCACCAAAGCTAGGTGCTAGTAAAACATCCATGCGTGAGTAGAGTGCGGCTAGGTCTTGCTGGGCTAATCCAAAGCGATAGTCATTAGGGTTGGGAAAGATTACTTGGTCTTTTCGTATTCCTGTCGAGTTGAGAATGTTTAGCAAGTTCCATCCACCAGCTTGACCTACTGCGTCTGTGTGGAGATACAGCACAGCGTCAGGGTGAGCTTTAGCAAACAAGCTGAAAGCAAAGATAAGTTCTCCAAAGGCTTTGCGGTGAACTAGACCCGATGCCTTGTTAGCGGCAACAACTCCGACAACAAAGTTATCTGGCTCTAATCCCATGTAGGCGTTTATCTCATGTCTGCCTATCTTGGTTGTTGGCTTGTAAACCTTGGTGTCTATTGCGTGAGGTGCGTACTCACACTCAATACCCTTTTCGGTTAGCTGTCTGACTCCATGAGGTGACATAGCGATTGGGGTTACATTGTCTTTGCGTAGGAACTTCTCTACCTTTGGGGGAAGTGTTACATGGTCGAGTGGTGTCCAAGCACCGATGGGGAAGTCATCGTATCCGTTGGCAAGCATTACCCAAACATCGTAAAGGCTGATAAAGAGATTAGGTTTATCTTTTCCGGCAATAAAGGATTTATGATCTATTGGGCCAGAATCATTTGAGTAGAGGTCTATTCCCCTGGGGTAATGTGGGACATTCCCAAAAGGTGTTTTGATTGTGCTTGGGATTCCCTCTAGTCCGTAATTGGACAACATAGCGACATCAAGACCTGAACGCTTCAATCGGTCAACAAGCATGGTGGCCTGTTGTCCGTATCCTGTCGGCGCGTTGTAGCTATTAGACCAGACGCTTACTGCGCCGTTTAGTTTCTCTTTATTCGTAGGCATACTTCATAATAGCAAAAAAAGCAGGGAACACAGTCCTACGCTCTGTGTCCCCCGCCCTACAAGTTTACTTGTTGCCCATTATTCAGGATAAAGGGAAACCCCCCAGAGCCTAAGCCCTGAGGGGTTTCTCGGATTTCCAGTTGGAAACAAGCTATTAGCTTGCGCCACCCTTGAAATATCCTATGTGAGTTGCGTGAGTTAGTCCACCATCAAGACGGATTAGGCCTCGGTAGGTAACTGTGTCGGTGTTGAACGCGAAGTCAGCGGACTGGTCAACGCGGATTCCACCAGCAACGCGAACCTTGAAGCTAGGAAGGTGTCCGAATAGGACAGACTTAGCTGCGGTTGCTACTGATGCAACATTTGGGTTCTCGAATACTGGGTAGCCTAGCAAGGTTGCTGGCTGACCTGGTACTGCTGAGTTAGTCCAGATGTAGTTACCTGCACCATCCTTTAGCTTGCGAGCTGCTGCGATACCTGACTTGCTCATCTGGAAGCCTAGACCTGGCAATACTC